TCCGCGCTGAACATCCGCGACATCGACGGCATTTTGATCCCGCAGAACAACCAGATGCCCCGTGATCCGGCGTCCGAGAACTCTTCTGTGTTGAACGGGATGAAGCTCAAGGCCTTCCCGGGCCAGCAGCATGACGCGCACATCGTCGCGCACTTGCTCATGGGCATGTCACCGATCCTTCAGTCGACTCCGATGGCGGCGATGGAGCTTCAGCAGCACATCTTCGAGCACATTCGGATCAAGGCCGAAGAGGATGTCGAAGCGGACATCTTCAAGACTTACGGGACGGACCCGGATCGCATGGTTTCGGCACTACAGAAGGAAGGCATGGTGGCGATCAAGGTGGCCACGTACATGCAGGAAGTGAAGGGCATGCAAGGGCAGCTTTCGGGCGAGGCCGCAGGCGGTGGAGAAGACCCGCTGGTGGCACTCAAGAAGCAGGAACTCGACCAGCGCGCCGCGGCCGATCAGGCCAAGATGAAGCTCGACGAGCAGAAGCTCCAACTTGAGACGCAAAAGGCCCAGCAGTCGATGCAGATTGACCAAGCGAAGTTACAACTTCAGGCACAGCGAGGAGGACGGAATGCCGCTTAAAAAGGGATCGAGCCAGAAGACGATTAGCCGCAACATCGGCGAGCTTGTCGGCACCTACAAGGAAAAGGGCCGCATTGGCACGAGCAAGCCGAAGAGCAAGTCCGCTGCGGTGAAACAGGCGGCAGCGATCGCGTATGCGAAGGCCGGCAAGTCGCGCGGCATGAAGGACGGCGGCGTCATGGGTGCTGTGCGCACGGTCAAGAAGAAGGATGGCAACCGCCCAGTCAAGATTTACTAAGTCGATAAGCGCCTCGGCCGGTGCGCAAAACTGGCTGCTTTTTCATGGAAACCAACCATGCTTGAATTTGCAGAAGCAGTGCTTCGTGAGATCAGATCTCTTAGAGAAAGCTCGGAACAAATCGTCCTAAATGGAACGATCGCCGACATGGAGCGGTATCGCTTCATGATGGGTCGCCTTGAAGGATTGAAGCTGGTTGAGGATTCCGTAAAGCGACTACTGAAGTCTCGAACGGATGACGACGGCTTTTTGATCTAAAGGAGAACCAACGTGAATGCGATAGTTAAAGAGCCCACGGCTTTAGAGAAGAAGTGGGCGGAAGAGGCCGCAGCGCATGTTCCATCCCTGGAAGATGCCTACACGGCCGAAGGGCTCAAGCCCGACAAGCTCCATGCGGCGGTACTCAACCGCATCCCCACTCCGACCGGGTGGCGCATTGCGATCCTGCCCTACCGGGGTGCGGAGAAGACCAAGGGTGGCATTGCCTTGGCCGAAGAGACCCAGCGCAAGCAGCAGGTTTCGACGGTGTGTGGCTATGTCCTCAAGGTTGGGCCTATCGCCTATGGCGATGAGGTCAAGTTCCCGACCGGCCCGTGGTGCAAGGAGGGGGATTGGATCATCTTCGGCCGCTATGCCGGCGCGCGGATCCCGATCGATGGCGGGGAGATTCGTTTGATTAACGACGATGAGGTCTTGGGGATCGTTTCCGATCCTGAAGACGTCCTTCACATGTGGTAAGGAGATCCGAGATGAACGAACAGTTGGAATTTAGCGTCGGCGAGGGCGAACAGCCCGCGACCGTACAGGTGCCCGTTGAGGAGGAGGCCCCAAGGCTGCCTCTGGTGACGGAAGAGGAGCCGCGGCAGGCCCGTAAGGAAGAAGAGCTGGACCAGTACAGCGAGGGGGTGCAGAAGCGCATCAACAAGCTGACGGCCCGGCTTCGCGAGACCCAGCGCCGTGAGCAGGCGGCCTTGGAGTATGCCAAGCAGGTGCAGGCCCGGGCTCAGGAGCTCGAGCAGCAGTATGTCCGTACGGACGAGGAGCGGCTGGTTGAGGCCAAGAGCCGGGTTGAGACGCAGGCGGTGGCCCTCAAGCAGATCATCCGCAAGGCCCGTGAGGAAGGTGACATTGACACCGAAACCGAGGCCCAGCAGCGTCTGACCGCGCTCACGATGGAGCAGGGGCAGATTGATTCTGCCACGGCCCAGCGTCAGGCCTACCTGCAACAGCAGCAGTATCTTGCCCAGCAAGCCGCGCAACAGGCGGCGTATCAGGCCCAGCAGCCTGCCCAACAGCAGCAGGTGGACCCGCGAGTTGAAGAATGGGCGGAGAAGAACAAGTGGTACGGCCGGGACAACGTGATGACTCACGCTGCCTGGGGTATCCATCGTCAGTTGATCCAAGTTGAGGGATTTGACCCTAGCTCGGATGAGTACTATGATGAACTTGACAAACGTATTCGAGACGCTTTTCCCCAGAAGTTTGGGGATACTGGCTCAAATACGCAGAGCAGGGGCCGTAACGTGCAAACGGTTGCGCCTGCCTCACGATCCTCCGGGATCAACAACACAGCACGCCGCACTGTCAAGTTGACCCCAAGTCAAGTGGCAATTGCTAAAAAGCTGGGCGTTCCCCTTGAGGAATACGCCAAGTACGTGAAGGAGTAAGGAACTATGAGCGACGTTAAAACCCTTAATCGCACTTCCCGAGAAGCTGATGCTCGTGGAAAGTCTGCGCGACGTAAGCCATGGGCTCCGCCTTCTCGCTTGGATGCGCCTCCGGCCCCTGTAGGTTACAAGCACCGCTGGATCCGAGCTTCGGCAGGTGGGGTAGAAGATCGTACGAACATCGCAGGTCGTCTCCGTGAGGGGTACGAACTGGTTCGTGCGGACGAGTACCCTGACTTCCCGGTTCCAACGTCGGACGATGGTCGACATGCTGGCGTGATCAGCGTGGGAGGCCTTCTTCTTGCTCGTATTCCCGAGGAAACGGTCGAAGAGCGCAATACGCATTACCGAGGCAAGGCGAGCGACCAAATGCAGGCTGCTGATAACGAGCTCATGAAAAGCAATGCTCATTCGAGCATGGTCATTGAGCGACCGAATCGCAGATCCCGTGTTTCATTCGGCGGTTCCAAAGGAACCAGTGAATAACTTTTTCAGAGGATTAATCAAATGGCAAACGTAGATAAAGCCTTTGGTTTCCGTCCTCTCGGCAATCTGTCTGCGACTGGAGCCCAGAAGCAGTACGGTTACGAGATTGCGGACAATCAATCAGGTGCGATTTTCCAGGGCGACCTGGTGACGATCGTTAACGGTTATGTCGTTAAGTTCGCTCCGGCTACGCACGCTGCGGCGCTGGGTGTGTTCAACGGCTGCTTCTATATCGATCCGACCACGGGCAAGCCGACTTGGAAGAACTACTATCCGGGCAGCGTCGACATCACCTCCGGCAAGATCGTTGCCGACGTGCTTGACGACCCGAGTCAGTTGTTCATTGTCCAGGCCGACGAGGACATTGTTCAGGCCGATATCGGCAAGAACGCTGACGTCGTTGGAACGGGCGGCAGCACCACCACGGGTGTGTCGACGATGGAATTGGACTCGTCCACCATCGCTGACACGGCGGCACTCAACCTCAAGATCGTTGGTCTCTGGAATGTTCCGGGCAACGAGCTGGGGAACTTTGCCGTGGTCGTTGTGAAAATCAACGAGCACCTGTACGGCAGCACCGGCGTCAAGGCCGTAACCTGATTTATAGGGGCATAAAAAATGGCTATTTCACGTGCACAATTAGTCAAGGAACTCGAGCCGGGCTTGAATGCCCTGTTCGGCCTTGAGTACAAGAACTACGAGAACGAGCACGCCGAGATCTACTCGGTGGAGACCTCGGATCGTGCGTTCGAAGAAGAGGTCATGGAGTCGGGCTTCGGTGAAGCTCCGGTGAAGACGGAAGGCGCTGGCGTTGCATACGACCAGGCGCAGGAAGTCTACACCTCGCGCTACACCCACGAGACCGTCGCTCTGGCGTTTTCGCTCACCGAGGAAGCCGTTGAGGACAACCTCTACGACAAGCTCTCGGCGCGTTACACCAAGGCGCTGGCTCGTTCGATGGCTCAGACGAAGCAGATCAAGGCTGCCAGCGTGCTCAACGGCGCGTTCGACACCTCGATCGGCGGCGACGGAAAGCCGCTGTGTGCGCTCGATCACCCGACCCTCTCGGGTCCGGATCTGAAGAACGAGCTCACCACGGCTGCTGACCTGAGCGAGACCTCGCTTGAGCAGGCTTTGATCGACATTGCTGCGTTCATCGACGAGCGCGGCCTGAAGATCGCTGTTCAGGGCTTGAAGCTCATCATCCCGAAGGAACTCATGTTTACGGCTGACCGTATCCTCAAGTCGACGCTGCGCGTTGGCACTGCGGATAACGACATCAACGCCGTGAAGAACATGGGCATGGTGCCGCAGGGCTACACCGTGAACCACTTCTTGACCGACCCGGACGCTTGGTTCATCAAGACCGACGCTCCTAACGGCATGAAGATGTTCCAGCGTGTTGCCATCAAGACTGGTTTCGAGGGCGACTTCGATACCGGCAACGTGCGGTACAAGGCTCGCGAGCGCTACAGCTTCGGCTTCAGCGACCCGCGTGGCATCTTCGGATCGCCCGGCGCTGCTTAATAGCGGCAAACAGAAGGGGGTCGAAAGACCCCCTTCTTTTATTGAATTTGCTGACGTATAGTTGAATTGTTCCGGGGTAATCCAGGTACGTCTGACAGACCCGGCTGACGACATGCAGACAGCCGTACCTAACTCGCATGTGAGGACAACATGGCTGTTACGCATTTTTCTGGCCCGCTCCAGTATTCGGGCAAAGGCACCGTCACGGGCGCCTGGGGCACTGATCTCACCATTTCCGCAAACCCAGCGGTCGTCTCGTACATGGACGACTTTCTCGGCGTTGCGCTCGATAGCACCAACGATTGGACCGTGGTCAAGGATTCGGGAGCCTCTGCCGGCATTGTTGCCGACACGGTCAATGGGCTCCTTGCGCTGACCTCGGCTGCTACGACGGACGACGACGGCGCGTCAATTCAAGGCAACGAGGTCTACAAGGCCGCTGCCGATAAGGTGGTGTGGTTTGAGACCCGCCTCCAGTGCAACGACGCCGATCAGACCGACATTTGCGTCGGGCTCACCGTTAACTTTGCGACCAACCCGGAAGCCATGTTGACGGCTGCCGATCGCATCGTGTTCGAGGTGGACGATGGCGATGCCTCGATCCTCTGCAAGACGGAGTCGGGCGGCACCGAGACCTCGACGGACTCGGGCGTTGATCTTGTTGACGACACCGACGTCACCCTTGGTTTCCGCGTGAGCGGCACGGGGTTGGTGGAGTTCTTCGTGAACCGCAAGCTCGTTGCGACGCACACGACCAACATTCCGACTACGGAGTTGGCGCTAGCGGCGATGTCTTTGTCGGGCAGTGCCACGGGCACGCGTTCGACGAAGATCGACTACATCTTCGCCTCGGCGACGCGCTAAAAACGGAAGCGCCCCGGGTCAGCAATGATCCGGGGCGATCCGGCTTCACCTAGACAAAGGAAGCAGAACAATGAGTTTTGCAAGTGACGTCAAAGCCAAAACCGTGATTGCTTCGGGCGACGCGGTGAATGGTCGCACGCGTGTTCAGGGCGTGTATTTCACCAATTCAGCGACTGCCTCGAGCTTTACCCTTAAAACGGGCGGTTC